CAAACTAAAGAACGTAAAGTTCCTTTGTCTCAGCCAGGAAGTAAAGGTTATAACCAAAAGACTATGGAAGGCAGTAAAGCATTCTATAGCGGAACAGGCGGTAAATACTGATGGCTGGCAATAGATATAAAGAAGCTGTCAGTGATGAGCAGTTAATTAATCTTATTGAGCAAGGCATTCAGAACGCAGCAGGTGACTGGCTTAATAGCAGTGACTTGACAAGAGAAAGACTTAAAGCAACCTACGAATATGCAGGTGTAGCACAAGAACACTTGACACCACAAGGTGTTAGTACTATTGTTGACACTAGCACTACAGAAGTAGTTGAAGCTTATACAGCAGTTCTCTCTGACTTGTTCTTAAACAACAACAAGATCGCACGATTTGTTCCGTACGATGATACTCCTGGAGCATTTAAAGCTGCCAAAGATGCAAGCAACCTAGTTAACTACTGCATCTTTAAAAAGAATAAAGGTTGGGAAATATTACAGACATGGATGAAGTCGTCTTTGTTGTGGAAAAACGCAGTTATACGTTGGGACTACATTGAAGACTTTGACTATGTAATGGAAGAATACGAAGAAATTGATGAAGCTAAACTTGACGAGATCCTTGCAGATGAAAATTTAGAAATCGTCGGCGAGCTTACGCTCAACCCAACTTCAGAAATAATTTCATACACAGACGTAAGACTTCGGAAGCGCATTGACAAAAGCAGAGTTAAGCTAGAAGTCATACCGCCAGAAGCATTTAGGATTTCAAATGAAGCAAAAGATATTGACGATGCTGTCTTTGTTGGTATCCAGTCAGAAATGTCTCGTTCAGATGTTCGCAGATATTACCCAGAGTGGGGCGACACTCTCACAGAAGATGAGTGGAATCGTCTCGGAGGCGGCCACAATTGGGTCGGAAGCGGTAAATACAGCGAAGATGTGGCTGCAAGAAAGGATATCACAGGCCAAGCTTATTGGCAAGGCTATGAAGCAAAAGGTGAAGCATACACTGAAGCTAATCAAGAAGTAACTCTTACTGAGTCTTGGATTAGAGTAGACCGTGATGGTGACGGTATTGCAGAACTAAAACATTTTATTACAGTAGATAATCACATACTATACGAAGAAGATGCAGAGTTTGTACCTCTGGCTTCTATTGTACCTATCGACATTCCACATGAATTTTATGGATTGTCAATGGCTGACTTTACAAGATCAAGCACATTGGCAAGTACAGCTATTCTTCGTGGATTTGTAGAAAATACTTATCTTACAAATTATAGTCCTAAGTTGGCTGACCCTAACGTAGTTGATTTTAGTGCGCTTCAAAACATGAAGCCAAAACAAATTATTCCTACTAATGGTAATCCACAAGGTGCTGTAGCACAGCTACCACCAGAGTCTATTTCTACAGGTACTGTACCTTTGCTCGAACATTTACAACTTATTAAAGAGCAAGCTACAGGCATGTCTAAGGCCGCGCAAGGGTTAAATGATACACTATATGTATCAGGTAACTCTGAGCAAAAACTTAGCGCTGTACAATCAGCAGCACAAAAACGAATCCAGCATATCGCGCGTAGATTTGCGGAAACTGGATTTAAGCGGTTGATACACGGTGTATACAGAACTATGTATCTTAATATGAAAGGTAAACAGTCTTATAATATGGATGGAGTTTATGGCTCTATTAATATGGCTGAATTACCTTCAACTATGGATGTAGAAATATTCTTGGATATTGGTGAAAATAGCAATAGCACAGTAATTAATAAGCTTACTAAGATTGGATCAGAAATACTTCCTGCACTTAATCAGCAAGGCGCTGGAATGGCAGTTAGGCCAGAGGCACCTGCAGTATTAGCAACTAAGCTTATTGAAGCTATGAATATTGATAGTAATGATTTTCTTGAAGATTATACTACAAATGAGTTTAGAGAAAAAGCAGCTCAAGCTATACAACAGCAATCTGAAGCTGCACAATCTCAACAACAGATTGAGCAACGTAGACGCGAAGCAGATACTGCACTTGCAGAAGCAAACGTTATGTTTACTAACGCTCAAAGTAAAAATACAATGGATGATAACTCTAAACAGCTAGCAGTTGCTATTGATAAACATTTCCAAGAGTGGGCTAACCTTACTATTAATGCTGTTAAGGAAGGCGCTGAATTACCTGAACATCCTGGCTTTGATCAGATTATTATGATGGCTAGACAATTAATTCAACCACAACAACCTATGCCACAGGAACAACCCGTGGAACAAGAAGGAATGATGTAAATGGAAAAATACCGTGAGTCAGCCGAGAAGAGGCTGGGTAATAAAAAATCATACGGTAATCATAAAGTACATCCTGAAGAACTAGCGCGAATGGCTCATGTAAAGGGCCATTTCGCTGCTAAAGAACGAGATGAATTTTTTGATGAAGTATATGGTGAGGTTCTAGTAGACTACTTTATTGAGTGGCTTAAAACAGATCCCCACGAAACTAAGACACGAGAGTTTCTCTACTCTTCTGCGATGGCACTAGGCAGTGTCAAAGAGAAAATGACAAACTTTGAGATGTACGGGAAAAATATCCCACACCTGATGGAGGACAACGATGGCAAAACGAATAATTGATTACGTTCAGCTTGTTAAAAACTACGACATTATGATTGAAACACTTGAATACGACTCAATGCGTAGTGGAGGTAAAGCAAAATTAAACTCAGATGCACTATATCATATGCAAATGCTTAGAGATAGGTATGCTGAAAAAATTGCTAAAGATAAACCTAAAGCAGCCCCTGTAAAAAAGGGAGGTAATTAACAATGAATAATCCTGAAGCAAATACAGACTCTACCCCTATGGATGATTCTGTGCCTATGGACACAAGTCAAACTGAAGAGGCTTTGCTGGCTGACATTATACGGAACTCCGATTTCGTAGATACTCTACCCGAAGAGCAAGTACCACAGTTAGACGCGGAAGAATCTGATGATGAAGACCCAGAACTATCAGAGGAAGCCGATAACGTTGATGAAGAAGAAGAAGTAGAAATCGAAGAAGAAGAAACAACGGATGAGGATGATGAGTCTACCCAAGAAGCCGAAGTGTACACTCCTGATGATTTAGACTTGGATGCACAAGTACTCGTTAAAATAGATGGCGAGGAAGTTGCAGTTTCCTTTAGTGACCTTATTAAAGGTTACTCTACTGAACAACATCTTTCTAGCAAGGGTCGTGAACTTGGTGATGCAAGGAAACAAATGGAAGAAGAATATGAGCAAAAAGTTGGTGAAATAAACAGCATGGCTCAAGCTTCTGCTGCTGTACTGTATGATGCAGAACAACAGCATGCCAATGAATATCATAAAATCGAAGCGGCTATTGAAAAAGCTCGTGACGAAGGCGACACCTATGAAGTGAATGAACTTAAAGATAAGCGCGAACAAGCTCAAAAGAATTATTGGGCGGCACGACAGCGTCGTGAAGGGCTTGTTGAGAACATTCAAAAGCAAGAACAAGAAGCAGAAACAAAAGAGTTTCAAAAACAATTGGAACACTTTAATGAAGTAATTCCTGAAATGATTCCAGACTTTAACGAAGAAACAGCTATGGCTATTCGTGAGTTTGCTATCGAAGAAGGTATTTCTCCTGAAGTTCTTGATGTAGTAGTTGATCCTGTAATTATTAAATTTGTTGATGATTATAGACGACTAAAACAAGGTGTAAGCAAAGGCGCGGCTAAGCGTAAAACTACAAGCGTTAAGAAAGCCCCCGTTCGAAAAGCAAAGACTAGAACTCAAAAAGAGGTCGATGCGAGTGAACGGATAAGGCAAAGAGCGCTTAGTGAAAACGCTAGCCAAGATGATCAAATGGCATTTCTAAGAGGACTTGCAGAACGCTCTCTTTCAAATATTTAATACCTCGGAGGTATAATTAAAATGGCTAATAATCTTGGCGTACGCGGCACAGGCGGTCCAGCAGGACCAGCTCGCGGCACAGGCAAAGACGTCTCACAGCGTGAGGATCTTGCAAACTTTATCACGATGATTACTCGTGACGAAACTCCTTTCACCTCTTCAATCGGAAAGGCAAAGGCAACTGCTATTTATCACGAATGGCAGACAGATACACTGGAAGCTCCAGGCAATTCACGTATTGGTGAAGGTACAGATTACATTGCACCAGATGCAACTGGTTCAGGCGGTACAGGTGCAACACCTGCAACTGGCGACAAGTTTGCAGTTTCTGGTCCAGACCGTACACGTTTGGGTAACTACACACAGATCAACGGTAAGACAATTGCTGTATCAGGCACACGTCGCGCAGTAGATCAAGCAGGTGTAGCAGATGAGTATGCATACCAGCTAAAGAAGCGCGGTACAGAACTTCGCCGTGACGTAGAATTTGATATGATTCACTCAATGAACGTATCAAATGCAGTAGGCGCACAGAATGCTAATTCTCGTGCAGCAGGTGGCTACCAGTCATTCATCAACTCAGCAACAACTTGTGATTATGTAGGTGAGTTTGAAGCTCCTTCTGCAGGTACTACTTCTCCAGGGACAGATGCAAACGGTACAGCTATCCCACGTTCATCAATCAACGGTTCAACAACTGCACCTGATCGTGATCCACTAGCACTGACTAACATTGATTCAGTCATGCAGAAGATCTATGAGCAAGGCGGTAAGGCAACAAAGATTATGTTGTCACCAAAGCTTCGCCGTGATTTCTCTGACCTGATGGTTGGCGACACAGGCGTACAGCGTAACATTGATGAATCAGGCAAGCTACGTCAGTCAGTAGACGTATACATGTCAGACTTCGGTGACCTGATGGTAGTGCCTAACTACATCATGGGCTTGACAAATAACTTTGCATTTACAGGTGACAACAACGTTGCTCACAGTGGTGCAGGTGTAACTAACTTGGCTAACTTTGCAGCATTGGTATACG